TGATGGTATAGAATTTGATTTATAATTTGCATATAAATATCCATTTAACGAGACATCTCCTTGAACAAACAACCTTCCGCCGAAGGAAGCATCACCTAATAAATACAATCGTTGATTCAATGAGGCATCTCCTTGAACTATTAAACGACTATTCAACGATGCATCGCCTTTTATTAATAATCGGTTTGAACCACTTATATCATTTATTACAGTTAAACCAGTTGCAAAATAACCCGTATCACCTATATATAAAGTACTCGTGAATCCGGATGCTTTTGATACACTTAATCCTCCATTCATCGAAACATCTCCCGATACAAATATTTGTCCTCCAAAGGATGCATCATCTTTTACATATAATCTTTTATTCATCGAAACATCTCCGTTTATATATAATCTACAATTGGTCGATATATCAATATTATACAAATCTGTAGTAACGCCTCCTTTTATTGCATTCGCTGGTATAGATGCAGCTGGATAATTAGCATATAAATATCCATTCATAGATACATCTCCAGAAACAAATAATTTTCCATTCAATGATGTATCTCCCAATACATATAATCGCCGATTCAAAGAAGTATCTCCTTGAACTATTAAACGACTATTCAACGATGCATCGCCTTTTATTAATAATCGGTTTGAACCACTTATATCATTTATTACTGTTAATCCGGTTGCAAAATAGGCATTATCTCCAACATACAATGTACTCGTGAATCCGGATGCTTTTGATACACTTAATCCCCCATTCATAGATACATCTCCAGAAACAAATATTTGTCCTCCAAAGGATGCATCATCTTTTACGTATAATCTTTTATTCATCGAAACATCTCCATTTACATATAATCTACAATTGGTCGATATATCAATATTATACAAATCTGTAGTAACGCCTCCTTTTATTGCATTAGCTGGTATAGATGCAGCTGGATAATTAGCATATAAATATCCATTCATAGATACATCTCCAGAAACAAATAATTTTCCATTCAATGATGTATCTCCCAATACATATAATCGCCGATTCAATGATACATCACCCTGTACAATCAACCTTTTATTCAATGACGCATCACCACTTAATAATAACCGATTTTTGCTAACCAAATCATTCGAAACAGTTAATCCGGCTGCAAAATAAGCGTTATCTCCAACCCATAGAGTTTTTGTAAACCCAACTTCACCATTCACGCTTAATATTCCATTCAATGATAAATCTCCACCAACATTTAATGAATTATCAATAGTTATATTCTTTTTTACATACAATGAACTATTAAATGATGTATCTCCGGCCACATATAAACGATTATTCATAGAAGCATCTCCGTATAAATACAGTCTTCCATTTAATGACATATCTTCTGCTACTATGAACTCATAACTAACAGTATAAAGTGTTAAATTTGTAGTATATTGTTTTATATTCAAATTTCCAGTTAAATTTAAATCTTTATTAATATTCACATTACCTTTATAAAATGCATCACCATTTACAAATAATCTATTATTCAATGACGCATCTCCGTTCAATAATAATCTATTTCCACCACTAATATCATTTGAAACTTGTAATCCCGCAGCAAAGTGGGCGTTATTTCCTACCCATAATGTATTTGTAAACCCAACTTCACCATCGACACTTAATATTCCATTCAACGATAAATCAGAATTACCAATAATTGTATTAGCCACATATATATTTGAATTAAAGGATGCATCTTTTCCTATAAACAAACGTTTTCTTACCACCATATCATTCGACACAGTTAATGTGCTATCAAATAAAGCATCATTTCTAACCAACAGTGTACCATCTAATTCCGTGGATTTAGTTACATATAACGAATTATCCAATTTTGTATCACCATATACATATAATTCTGAATTCAATGATACATCTCCACCAACATATAAACGATTATTGAATGATACGTCTCCATTTACATATAATCTACAATTTGTTGATATATCAGTTATATATAATCTTGATGGTACACCACCAACAATCGCTGATGTAGGAATGGAATCAGTCTTATAATTTGTATATAAATATCCTCCCATCGATACATCTCCCGATACAAACAGCTTTCCTCCAAACGATGTGTCTCCCAATACATATAATCGTTGATTCAGTGATGTATCACCCTGTACAATCAACCTTTTATTTAACGATGCATCACCAGTTAATAATAATCGTTTTTTCGCCACAATATCATTGGAAACAGTTAATCCTGCATCAAATTGAACATTATTACCTACCCATAAAGTTTTTGTAAATCCAACTTCACCATCGACACTTAATATTCCATTCAATGATAAATCTCCACCAACATTCAATGAATTATCAACAGTTATGTTTTTTTTCACATACAATGAACTATTTAATGAAGTATCACTACCCACATATAAACGTGCATTCGTAGATATATCTGTAGTAAAAACACTACTAATACTACCGGTCAAGGCAGTAGTAGGTATCGATTTAGATGGATAATTTGCATATAAATATCCACCCATCGATACATCACCTTTTACATACAAACGCCCATTCATCGATACATCACTGTTTACAAATAATTGTCCATTCATCGATGCGTCACCATTCACAAACAAACGCCCATTCAACGACGCATCACTTTTTACAAATAAGTGTCCATTCATACTTGCATCACCTGCTAATATTAAATCGTAATTCATATAGACATTATCATTGAATTCAGAAGCATTTTCTGTATATAATGTTGTATTAATTACTACACCATTACCATATACATATACATTTCCAGCCATCGATACATCTCTATATACGAAAAGATTTTTATTTATAGTTAAGTCATTATCTATTGTTTTATATCCAGTTATTAGTTGGTCAGTATTTGTTGTAACTGCACCATATACATCAACTGCTGATACTGAGCCTACCGCGAGGTTTGCGTATAAACAACCTTTTATTGTTACATTTTTGTCTATAACAATATTTCCATTTAATGATATATCATTCGCTACTATCAAACTTTTATTTAATGTTAGATTCGATTGAAAAGTAGTATCTGAAGTAGAAGATAAGTAATTCAGATTTTTTATGAATGCAGTGGTTGCTACTCTGGTCGAATTATCACTAGTCGATTGTGTTTTGGCGTGTAAATTTCCATTAAAAGAAGAATCACCAAATACCATTAAACGCCCATTTATAGATGCATCGGTCAAACCTATGATTCTTTTAGCTACCATTAATACTCCATTTATAGAAGCATCATTACCTACAACTAGACGGGAATTAGCAGATAAATCACCAGTTAAAAACAATCTTCCGTTTAATGACATATCTTCCGCTATTATCAATTGATAATTCGTAGTAGTGGTGTTAATAATTTGCTCGCTGGAATATTGATATACAGATAAATTACCATATATAGTTAAATCTTTACCTACTACCAAATTACCATTTAATGATATATCTGAAATTCCCACTATTTTTTTTGCTACTGTCAAATTACCATTTAATGATGTATCACCGTTCACAAACAATCGTCTATTCACCGATGCATCTATTAATGCTATGAACCTTTTTGCTACCGCCAAATTTCCATTCATCGATGTATCACCACCTACAAATAACCTACTATTAATGGATGCATCTACTAATGATATGAATCTTTTTGATACGGACAAATTTCCATACAGGGATGTATCATTTTGTACATATAAATTGTTATTTATCGAGGCGTCTATCGTAGAAACAAGTGTATTGGCTATCATAGTATTTAAAACTGTAATATTACCATTAAACGAAGAATCACCTCTAACAAATAATCTACTATTAATGGATACGTCAGTCAATGCAATGATGGTTTTTGCTACCGCCAAATTACCATTCATAGATGTATCTTTTTGTACATATAAATTATTATTTACCGATATATCGGTCAATGCTATAATCGTTTTTGCTACTACAATATTCGAATTAAATGATGCATCTGCTATACCCACTATTTTGTTTGTTACCGTCAAATTTCCATTCATTGTTGTATCTCCGTTTATAAATAATCTTCCATTGACTGATACATCATTGATTGCAATAATCGTTTTCGTCACCGACAGATTCGAAATAAACAATGCATCATTTTGTATGAATAAACGTCCATTGATAGAAGCATCATTTAATCCAATGATGGTTTTTGCTACTGCTATGTTCGAAATAAACGATGCATCATTTTGTACAAATAAATGGTCATTTATAGAAATGTCCGTCAATGCAATGATGGTTTTCGCCACTGCTATGTTCGAATTGAACGATGCATCATTTTGTACGAATAATCTACCATTGATGGAGGCATCATTTAATCCAATAATGGTTCTTGCCACTGCGATATTCGAAATGAACGATGCATCTTTTTGTATGAATAATCTACCATTAATGGAGGCATCATTTAATCCAATGATGGTTTTCGCCACTGCGATATTCGAAATAAATGAAGCGTCGTTTTGTACGAATAATCTACGATTGATGGATACATCAGATAATGCAATGATTGTTTTTGCTACCGACAAATTCGAGTTGAAAGAAGCATCATTTTGTACAAATACGCGATTATTTATAGATATATCATTCATAGCAATGATTGTGTCTGAAACTTGTAATTTAGAATTGAAAGAAGCATCACCATTTACGAATAAACGACTACTCATCTTGGCATCACCAGCTATTATAGCATTATTCAATACTGAATTACCAGATAATGCAATGCCTGAATTAAATTGAACGGTACCGTCTACAATTAATGTACCTTGAACATATGCAGTTCCATATTGCCCTACAGTTAAATATTTATTAAAATATGCATTACCATAAGCATTTATATCTCCTCCACTACTAACTGTACCAAATGTTGAAGTTCCACCTACTGTTAAATTTCCGGTACCTGCTATATCAGACTTAAAATTACCACTAGCAAATGATAAACCACCCTGTAATGCAGAAAATGGAATGGTTCCATCAGCAAACTTAGCAGTCAAATAACCTTGAAATGATGCGTCGCCTATTACATTTAATTTCCCTTTTAAATTTGTATATCCACCTACAGTCAATGCCGAATTTATTGAACTACTACCCGCCAATGATAAATTTGAATTGATTGAAGCATCACCGGTGAGTATCAAATTAGATTTTAAATTAGCATCGCCGTTTAAATATAAACGATTATTTACTATCAAATCATTATCTATGTATAAACTCGATAACATGGACGCATCTCCTAATATAAATAATCTTTGTCCAAAACTCGCATCATTACTTACATATAATTTATCATTCATATTAGTTAATCCATTTAATGTTGTGTTCCCTAATATATATAATGAGGAATTCATGGTTACATCACTATCCATTATTGTATAACCAGCCAAATAGGTATTTCCATATAAATAACTATTTCCTGTTACAAATAATCTATTCTTTAAATTCAGATCACCCGTATTAATGGTTTTACCTTTTATATATAAATTTGCATTCATTGAAGTGTCTCCTCCAATATTCAATCTATTATTCATCGATGTATCACCCATTATAATGGCTTTACCTCCTGTATAAAAATTACCAGTTAATGATGCATCCGATGTTATAAATAATCTACCATTTAATGACATATCTTCTGCTACAATGAATTCATAACTCACCGTATATACAGTAAGATTGGTAGCATATTGTTGTACTGATAAATTACCAAATACTTTCAAATCTTTGGCTACATAAAGATTACCATTTAATGAAGTATCGCCACCTACAAATAAACGACGGTTTAATGATACATCTGAAACGACAAATAAACGACTATTCAGTGAAGTATCACCAATAATAATAGAAGAACCTTGGGTGTATGAATTATTTTTTATGTATAAATTCGCATTAAATGATGCATCTGACGACAAATATAAACGATTATTTAATGATACATCACCTGACAAATTTATTTTTCCACCCACAGTAAAGTTACCATTCAATGAAACATCTCCTGATACCAATAATTTTTTATTCATTGATACGTCATCATTTAATGTTGTTTTACCTGCTATATATAAATTTGAATTCATCGATACATCTTTTCCTATAAACAATCGCGAATTTAATGAGACATCACCAAATGTATTCAATGCGTTTCTTAATACTACGTTATCTGATACATCAATCTTTTGACCAAAATATGTTGTACTATTTTGTGTATTACCTATGTATATGTTCGATGCATTTCCACCAAAATAAATAGATTGAGCGTTCTCATTTAATAAATAAAATGTTGAATTATTTGTCATTAATTTACCACCATCATTTATATTGATATCTCCAGAAATTTCCATATTACCACTGACATCGAATAAATTATTATTTATACGATTAAATAAATTTGGTAAATGACAATAATATATCTTAGTTAAACCCTTAGTTATCTTGATTTGATTATTTGTTATCGTTTCTATAAATTTATCTTTTACAGAAGCTATTATAATGGTATTTAAATCTAACATATAAGCACTTCTTAAAAAATTATTTGTATTATTTATTGTTCTCGCGGTTCCTCCAGCATTTAATATTGAATCAGGCACAATTTTCCAATTTTTACCACCATCTATACTATATATGAAAATACCACCGTCACCTACTGCTATTAAATAATTTATATCATATATATGTATATTTCGTAATGTCATAGTTGTACCAAGCATTGTCGTTGTATTTATATTCGTCCAGTTTACTCCATTCGTAGTATAAGATATAACATTTATACCTACTGCTACTACAAAGTTATCATTATAGGCATATATACCATAATATGTAAAACCGGTATTTATAGTGTATATAGTTATTAAATTATAAGGAGTTGTTACATCAGTTGATGCTTGAACCTTTTGTATGCCATTACCTATTATATATACATAATTACCATAACCGTCCAATGCAGTTATTCCTGTTATTGATGAATTAACAGGATAATATTCATTTATCGTTGGTTCTGATATAGTATTTAAATAATTATAATCTGCATCAAAATACAATATTGTATTACCATATATCATAAATGTTCTTCTATATGTTCCACTGGTAATTGGTACGATGTAGACTGATGTGATATTTCGTACTATTGATACATTATTAGATGTAGAAAAATAAAATAATTTCCAATTTATACCACCATTTATTGAAAAATAAACAAAGTTGTTTGATGTAGCCAATACCGCTATTTTATTATCATATAAATTACTTGTAATATAACGAGTTAAAGATTCCAAATCACTATATGAATCAATGCGTGATAAATTCCAATTTATACCACCATCTTGTGTGTATGCTATAAATTGTCTATATGGTGACGATGATGAATCTGATGAACCAGTTGCAATTCCATAATTTCTATTTATTTTCGAATAACTTATTTTCGTTATCTCAAATGAATATTCTACCATTTTGTTTATTTCACCATTACTTATATGGGTTGGACCGTTAATATCCATTATATAATTCTCTGTTCTTGGTATATATGTATTGATTCCCAGAGTTGAATAATATTTCGTTTTATCAGTACCACTCGTAATAACATAATTTGGTTTATAATTACCAGATATATCCATTAAACCCACTGTACCCATTGACCGTAGTAAATCGTTTGGTTGTACTCCCCCGCCTATCGATAATCCTCTTTTATTTAGGGTTGTTATATTCATAAATGTATTCGAACTATTATCATTTGATACAAGTGTCAATGCATTACCAGTTTTACCTATGGTAGTTTCATAATTATCATATAAATAATTTCCATTTGATATATCATATATTATTGTACTTTCATTCAATATATTTGATGGTGTATTACGATTTGATATTAATAATCTAGATATTATATTTGTACTAGTTAAAGATGTTATATTCGTTTGTTTTGATGTTGAAATATTAATATTTTGACTTGCTAATATATTCATTACATTCGTATTTATCGTAGTATTTCCACCAGTTGTTAATATATTTTCATTACTGGTTATCGTAATTTTTCCATTAGCGCTTTGAATATTAGAATCGGCATTATTATTTATTATAGTACCATTATTAAAAAAATTGATAGACCCTGCACCATCACCAGATGTAACGGTAATTCCCTTATTATTTTTATTTTGTGTTATCACATTTTTTATACTCGTTGTATTCGCACGAACTACCATTACATTTGGATTGTTAATACCATTCACATCAAATACAGCAGTCGGAGTAGTATCGTTTATTACTATACCACTAGAATTACCATATAAATAGGTATATGTGTTATCGGTAAGAGATAAGCCATAATTCGTATTAACATCAAATAAACTATTATATATATCATTGCCTCTACCAAAAAATAATTTATTATTCACATATGCATTTTGACCTACAAATAAATCGAATAAACTGTGTATTGAACTTCTTGAATTCACATTACCATATACATTTACATCTGCATCTACTATAATAGTTCCGTGTATTTCATAGGCACCTGCATATGATTCACGTAATAATACTTTATCTGCAACCAATGTGCCTATAGTTAAATTATGTAATGTATCTTGTTTACGTATTCCACCATATTGTCGCCAATTTTGATTTGACATTGGCTTTATTTATTAATATATATAAAATTACCGACTATTTTTTTTTATCTAGTATTACGTTCTTCTTTGTTTTCCTTCTATTCTTTTCACTTACTTTTTCTATAATATCTCTTTTCTCTTTTACTGTTTTATTCTTTGGTATAAAGGGTGTTAAGGTTCTCTTTATCTTTATTGGTTTTCTAATTTTATTTTTATCGATATTGAATCTTACGTGATGTTTGTTTCTAAATTTTGGTATCTTATTCTTCATTGAAAATCTCTTATTATTATGTTTTCCTTGTATTTCTATAGTTCCATCATCCATTTTTTCTACCATCTGATAATCATCTACTTTTTTTCCATTTATAAATCGTTGGTGTTTTTCTATTTTAACGAAGCTTTGGTTACTTGGTGGTAATATGTTTGCTAATAATTGATAAAACATTTTATATATTGTATTTATAAAATTTTTTACACATTCGGCTTATTCGAGAACCTTTCTATTTTTTTGTGTTTTTCTATTTGTATTTATATTTTTTCTAATAAATTTCTCAATGTTCTCGATATCTCCTATAATTTTATCTGTTATTTCTTGATAAAACCCACGAAATTCACTACGTCTTCTCTTCATATCCTCTATCGAGAACCATCCTATTTCGATTTTCTCAAATAATTTGGAATCATTGAGAACATTCTTATCCATTTTATTCCATAAAAATAAATGATTTTGATTATAATATTTTGGTAGGTTCTCATCATATGGAAAATAAAATATATGTATATGATAAGTATTATTTTGCATTTTATAGATTCCGCCATTCTTTTTTATCATCTTCTTCATTACTTTCGAATTACCTAAAAAGCCTGATAATTCTTCACTTCCCTCTCTTAATGCTGTTTCAAATAATGATTCTTTGTTTTCGACTCTTCCGCCAAAATCTGACCATCCTTTTGCTGAATCTTCCATCGGGTTCTCTTTTCCGAATAAAAAATAGAGTTTATCATTCTGTATGGTTACTGGTAAAATACTCGATGCTACCATTTCTAATATATATTTATATTATAATTTTATTATTTTTATGTTTTTATTATTCGATATAAATGTTTCTTCCGTCAATTCATATTCCTTGAAATCGATTGGTTCTTTTTCGAATGTTTTACTATAATCCACGTTTGGTATGGTCTTATAAAACTCTATTACTTTTGGATTTGTACGTATTCGGTGTGGATTAAATGCCGATAAATATAATCCGTCTAATGTTTTTATCCTAGATAATGCTACATATGTCTGTCCATATTCAAATACTGTTTGTCCTATATCTATCTCCGCCATATCCAATGTGGCTCCTTGTATCTTATGTATCGTCATTGCCCACGCAAGTATTAGTGGATACTGCTTTATCGCTATACAAGGAAATTCTTCCGACTGCCAATAATGTGGCTCAATTGTTTTTATTAGTCCATTCGAAAATTTCACTCGAATAATCGTATTATTTCCATTTTCTTCTATATCCAAAATAACCCCCTGCGACCCATTACATATCGAATTTTCCACATCTATATTTACAGTACATAATACAGATGCACCTTTTTTTAATGATAAGTATTTTTCACACGGTGTATTATTCACCAAGGTTTCGATTTCATAATCTTTTTCTTGATTGGTCATTTTATCACATTTAATGGTTTGTTCCAATGTAAATGGTTTTCCACTATCTATAAACAATTTACAATCCGTTTTTATACTATATTCAAATTGATATTCATCTTCATTCAGCATATCAAACATTGTCGAATTTACATAATCCACTTTCGCACGTATCGGAAATAATTTTGTTGGTTCAGCTATTTTTGTATTGTCATATTTTCGTTTTACATATTTTTCGAGAACTTCGATGTTTTTATCCGACAACTCGCCCTTTCGTATTTCGGATAATATTTCAATATATAATTTATCCGTCTGTCTGAATATAGTTTCCAATTCAATATGGTTTTCCGATTTAAATGTCCTGGACCATTCCATCGACTCAAAACAAAATTCTTCGGTTTCTGGTTCTCCCATTGTTCCTACCGGTGGTAATTGAAAGAAATCTCCCGTGAAAATCACTTGAATTCCACCAAATGGTTCAGAACATTTTCTTATCGCTTTACCTATATCATTCAATATTTCAAATATTTTTCTCGACATCATACTTATTTCATCGACAATTAATATTTTCACTTTTTTCCAGTTCATCGTTTGTCGTTTGTTTTTTAGTACCGATTCTATTATCTTATCTTTTGAACCACGCGCTAAACGAATACCAGACCACGAATGTATGGTTCTCGCATTACAATTTAGTAATACGGCAGCACATCCAGTTAATGCACATACTTTAATTGGTTTTTTCACTGATTCTGCATATTGTATTAAATATTTAATAAGTGTAGTTTTTCCTGTACCTCCTGGTCCAGTTATAAATAGATTTTCACCTCGTTTAAATTTTTCTAATGCGTATTTTTGTTCTGGTGATAAATTATTTATATTCATTTTATGTTTTATTTAGAATTATTAACTTATATTTCAAATCAATTTTGTTTATATATTATATAATAATGAAATTTAGTAGAAAATTTATTTTTTTGGCTGTTATATTAATTGTTGTCAGTATTATTAGTATCTATTTTGGTAGTGTTACTACAGTTGAAGGTGCTACAACTACCTTAAGCTGTCAAGCAGGTACTAAAGGTACTAGTAGTACAGACGCTAACGGTAATGTTACACTTAACTGTTCAGATGCGGTAACTACAACCATACCTACCAGTACACCTAAAACCACACCTACCAGTACACCTATAACTACAACTACTACACCTACTACTCCAGCGGCAGCATCTTGTACCGGAATTGTTTGTGCCCTAAAAATAAGTGATTGCACTAGTAAAGCAGCATATAGTAATCAAACTTGTTGCGCAACACAAGCTACTAAAAAAACTGCTTGTAAACCATAATACTTCCCTATAAATAATTTACTATGATATTATCATACTACATTATTCGTGTTCTACTTCTAAACATAACGATATATCTAATCCATTCAGATTGACAGGATTACCAAACTCATTTAATAATTGAATATTTAACTTTTGTAAATCTGCTTTACCGGTGTAACTTCGGGTATCACTCACTAACGCACCACTAAATCGATTTACTTCATACATATTTCCAAAACCATATATGGCATTATTCAATGCAATACGTGCCAATATATTCTTATTTATCAAAGAACGAGGTAAGGGTGATATAAAAGATGATTGATTTCCTTTGGTAAATTCATCTACCGCCAAATATAAATACTTTGGTCCGGTTACATCATATACTGCTTCTGATGTTAATTTACTCGTAGAAAAACTATAAGATGTATCACGGAAACCTAATACCCATCCTAATTTATTTTTTAAATTATATTTATCCGAATTTCCGTTTGAATCTACTGCAAAATCTATAGTATAACTATAATTATTACTTGAATCAAAATAACATTTATGATTTGTATCTACATTCAAACTGATATCACTTGCAAATGTGGTAGATAATTGACTATTGATAGCAGTTACTAAACTGGTTATGGTATAATTATTATCACTTACTGTTAATAATAACGTAGTTCCAGATTTCGATATATAAAACACATTATTAGCAAGACTCGCAGAAATATTATACATCGTTAATGGTATTTCTACATTTGTTACCGATATACATCTTACGTCATTAATTCGTTCCGGTAATGTGATATTATAATTAATAAGTTGGCTAGAGTTATATTCGTCTCTAAATCTAGTATCAATATTGATATATTTGGTTTTGGTGGATTTTACTACATCCGTCATTACCATATGACTTCCGTATTGGGTCGTTTTAGGCCCCATAAATAATTCTTTATTATCCATATATTTACTCATTTATATTATATAAATTTATTTTTTTTGTTTATTATTTACCACAAGATGAACAACTTCTCGTATTTTGTAATTGTCCAATCATTCCATATGTGGTGATAATCTTCGGTACTTTCATAAATTCATCTCTGGTTAGCATTGGTACTTGTTTGGGAATATTTGTATTGATGGGTGGGTCTACTACTTTCGGTAAGTTCATATTTTTATGATTATCTATCGGCGTTCTTAGTGGTTTATTTCTATCTAAATTCGTTTTATTATTCGTTCCGTTCATTGTTAATATAAGTGTCATAAAAAATTGAAAAATTGATATCTATATTATAATGGTAGATAAAAGAAACCAAATGAATCATTCTCTATTGGATATTCTCGATAGATTAGACCAACTTGAAAATCGTGTCAATCTACTAGAAAAAGAAAATAGTTCATTGAAAAATGGTATGGTATTGAAAAGAAAAATAGATGTATTAGACTGGTTAAATAACGAATCTGAAATATTTCCATCCATGACTTTTCAAAAATGGATACAAACATTACAATATGATAAATCGATTCAAACCGTTTTTCGTCAAGATTTAATTACTGGTATTATAGAATTATTAGATAATGGAATCAATGATGTTTCATTAAAAGATTCTTACTATTTACCGATACGAGTCTTTTGTCAAAAACAAAATTTGTTTTATGTTTATGATATCGATTATACGAATGAAGATAAGGAAACAAAATGGTTGTTATTATCGAATGCGGATTTGGATAAATGGATTACAATTGTTTGTAATAAATTCTTGGCGGAATTCCAAAAATGGTTCAAAGAAAATGAAATAATGATTCAAACCAATGAAAAAATGAATGATACGTATGTATTATATTTCAAAAGAACATTGGGTGATAAACGTATCACGGAAGAAGTACGTAATCAACGGGTGAAACAACATATTATTAAATCCATTAAACAAAGTCATAAGCAATTATGTTGATGATGTTATTATGTATTTTTTATTGGAAAAATTGATTTACTTTTCTTTTATTATATCAATAATAATCAACAAACAAATGACGACAACCGATAAAAAAACACCACCCGATTACTTAGCAAAATTAAATGCCCATCTACGTGACCAATTCATCGAATTTGATGAAGGACCACATATATATACTGTCCATGGTGAGCAAGGATATACTTCAGTCACCACCTTTAATCATTCACATTTCGGTGATTTTAATGCCGATGAAATCATCGATAATATGTTAAAAAGTAAAAAAATGTTAGACCCCACCTATAAATATTATGGAATGACCAAATCACAAATCAAAGCTCAATGGGATAAAAAACGTGATTCGTCTTCTTTTGCTGGTACCAAAATGCATTTTGATATCGAATGTTATTATAATTATATGGAAGTCGAAAATGATTCCATAGAATTCGAATGGTTTTTAAAATTCGATGCGGATTTTCCCGAATTAAAACCCTATCGTACAGAATGGATGGTTTATTATGAAGAATTAAAATTATCGGGGTCTATTGATATGGTTTTCGAGAACCCTGATGGAACCATACAAATTTATGATTGGAAAAGATGTCAAGAAATCGTAAATGAAAATCTATATGGTAAAACAGCCAGTACCGAATGTATCAAAGATATACCCGATACCAATTTCTGGCATTATGCATTACAATTAAATACGTATAAAACAATTCTAGAACATAAATATGATAAAAAAGTAACAGGATTATATTTGGTTTGCTTACATCCAGATAATCCATATAAAACATATGAACGTATTCGAGTACCCTTTTTGGAAAAAGAAATGGAAGACTTATTTGAATATCGAAGACAACAGGTGGCGGAAGGAAAACATTTGGTGAAAAAGCCATCGCATAATTAATTACGCTTAAAACATTGATAAATAAAATGGATATAAACACTTTTTCACTGACAATATAAATGGAAACTTTTTTCACTTATATTATCGAATTTTATTTCAAACTCCTATGTATTCTACAAACATTATGGCAGAAATACTCACAAAAAGAAATCGAAAAACCTCCGTTAAAAACAGAAACAATCAAAGATATTACTGAAAAATACGTAGAAAAACATAAAACAAAATTCTTAAAAACATTTGACCCTGAATATGCAAAAAAAATCACTATGAATATTAATATTCATTCAGTGTATTATTCAAAAAAACAATTTCAAGAAATGTTGGCGGATGTAAATAATCCATTAGAAAAGCAATGGAAAACACGTATATTATTTGAAACCACCCCACGAGGTAATATCATTATGTTTTATGACCCCTATAAATTAGGATTTGCATATTACTGTGACCAATCTTTACCTTATGATATTATTAATGCAGTGGCTATGAAATATGTCGTTGTATTTCAATGTCAAGATTTTTTTATGGATGAACATATTGTGCCACAAGATAAACCATCTCCATTATTGAAATTATTCGAAGAGGATAAACCCGAAAACCCTTTGGAAACTACCAAGGAAACAAAGAATGAAAAGGAGAATATAGAAAAAATAAAATCAGGGCCATTCGCCAAATTTAAAAATTATAATAAAGTATCATCCAAAGTAACTGAGAATAAAAAAGATGCAGAAAAACAAAAAGAACGTAATCGATTTATTAATTTGGGTAAAATATGTAATTTTAAATTATTACAGCAACCATTCAAGAAAAAAACAGCCCCCGTATTCGAATCACAATTAGCCAATGATTTATTTGAAAATAGTTCTGTCCAAAAGCAGGTATTTAGTTACCGAGATTTCAAAAAAAGTATGAAAACTCATTAGATACTTTGTTTCATTGCTTTCCATTTTAAAAATCCAACACTTTTTTTTAGTTGAAATGATGTTCCAAGATGTGATTTGGCTATCGAATAAGCTTTCATCTCCTTTTCAGATAATGTTTCTAAATATAATTCTAATAAATGATTTAATTCCTTATCCATTGTTGTTATGTAAATAATATAATAGTTTCATTATATTATTTTCAAATCAATTTTTTCAGACATAGACCTAATATGTTTTACCATTACCTGGTAATACTGATAAGTTTGTAGTTCTCATACTGACCTCATCATTTTTTTCACAAGGTACAATAATATTTCGAATATGTTCTCCACTCGAAATTGGTACATATGAACTAAGAGGTTTGGTGAAGTTGAATATTTTGGGTTTCCCGGCTCTGGGTATATTACAGCAATTAGTGGTTCGACTTCTATCACATTCTTCAAGTGATTCATTAATTGCTTGTTTAGCAAGTTTTTCGATATAACTTTCTTGAGTATTATTATTTGAAGTATTATCAGGTTTTGTCGACGAAAATGGTTGAGGACGTCTTATCCAGCGATATTTGGTATCTATCAATCCTTGAGTATTTATTACCGATGATTTTACTATAGAACTATCTTCAGTGGTTTTTACTGCACTTTGTACGATAGGTTTAATTAAATAGGTTCCACAGCAACCACCATGTCCTCTTAAAGTATTTCCTTTCATCAAACTTCTAGGTAAAGAACGAGATAAAGATGTTTGTCCAACGAATCCTTGGTTACGATGAGTACCATTTAATGAAAACTGCTTTTCACCTACACTCATATTATTATATTGGGTTTGGGTTTTTCGTTTTAAAGTTACAATTGACATTATATATAACAGATATATATTATTTATTCATCGTGAAATCAATGAATAAAAAATATGATTTCATAGTAAATGGAGAACTTAGATTTAGATATTGGTAATTATACTATCAAAGATATCGAAAAATTTTTTAGATTCAAACCTCGTTCAAAATATACTGCATCTGATATTGAATTAAGAGAATATGAAATTCGAGAACAATTATTAAATAGTGGTCATATCAATAAACGTTTTAAAAGAGATTTAATCGAATTCTTATCCTTAGCGAAAGATTGGTTAATATATGTTAAATGTAAGCCAGACGAAAAACAACCCACTACAATTCCTAAAAATTATAAATTAGATACCTTAGATACTCCTCTTTCCGCTGAAATACCATCTAGAAATGGAGAACTTACCATTCGTACTGATACCCAATATATTAATACTCAAAATAGTGAGTTCTTTCCGGGTACTATGAATCCATTAAGTACGCGTGTTGTTACCAAGTGTTTAAATATTGATACTCGGTTTCGTGATAATATTTATACTACCAAATGTACGGATTTTACTATCAATCTACCGATGAAATTCAGTAAAGTCGTTTCGATGCAGTTGGCGGCATTGGAATTTCCGGTTACTTTTTATGGTATATCACAAGAACTCGGTAATAATTTTATTTATATACAAGTCAATTATAATGCATTGGATGATTCAGGTTTAGTATTAGATGCATCTGGTACTTATTATATTGCTGATGGTAATTATAATTCAAGTGATGTTATTGAATCATTGAATTCTCAATTACGACCGATAGATGGTAATAATAATATGACACAACCCAATAATATTTTTTCTTATATACAATTATTACTTGATGTTACCACCAATGGTTCTGGTTCTGGTAAAGTTACTATATATCCTGAAGGTACCCATGCTAGTAAGATAAACTATATTATTCTCGATTTTACGAGAGGGAAAAATGGTGAAGTTGATAATGTTCCACTCACTACTAAATTGGGGTGGAATTTAGGATTTCAAAAATCATTATATAATGATTCTACTTCTTATACGGCGGATACGATCGTGGAACCTTCGAATGTAAGATATGTCTATTTAATCGTGGATGATTTTAATAAAAGTGCTAATAATCATTTCATTAGTGTTTTTAATAAGTCTGTTTTAAATCCAAATATTTTAGCAAGAATTGCAATCAAAGGTTCTTATTTTAGTATTATTATGGGTAATGATTTTAATATTACATCGGAACCTAGAAAATATTTTGGACCAGTGGATATACAAAGATTAAAAATACAAATTGTAGATGAATATGGTAAAATTCTAAATATGAATAATTCTAATTTTTCGTTTTGCCTGAATTTAAAAATGCTTTATGATTTATGATTTATAATTTATGTTTTTCTGTTAATATATTGTAATTATATATTGTAATGACAACATTAAGTAATTTAACTAGTTTAGTAAATGATATTAACAGAGACCCATCAAACAATGCAATACACGAAGCTTATATAGGTAATGTCTATGCTTTCTATGCTACAGGTGGTTTCACTATGGACCAGTGTTTCAATACAATTAAGCTTTATGAACAAGCACAATTATCACAATATGATGTAACTACTGCACTACAAGTTCGTTTCGATGTTCGTACATTTAATCAAAAACTTGGTCTATTGAAAGATGATAATAATTTCTATGTGACAGACTCTTCTTTGAATACGTATACCGATAGATTTTCAATTGATGAAATTAGTATATCCGCTAATGAATTTGTTGATGGTATGACATCAGCACAAGTCATTTCAGTTGGTAGATATAGTACAATGTATAGTGATTATATTGAATTTGTCAATACATATTTTGGTTACGCTGGTGGTTTCTCTTCCTTATTTGCATCCGCAAGTGAATTTGATATCAATAAAGGTGTTTTTGACTATAATTCGTTTATTAACTTACTGAATCCTTATAATAGTGCAGATGGAAGCTATCCGAATTATGGTATTGATGGTAGTAATTTAGGATATGATGTAAGTGGCGAAAATGTGAAGCTATTAACCGGTAATATTACGATTTCCAATATTAATAGTTTATTAAGATATGCAATTGATGCAAATGTATTCAATAATAGAAAACCTGCAACTGTTACACCTATTGTAGTAAATGGTGATTCAGAAAACCTTTCTACTATCGTTGGTAATATTAGTGACCCTGGTAATCAAACTGCATCTGATTTATGTGGGAACATTGCTAGTGATTTACAACCTATGTGGAAATCGAACTATGGTATGGCCGATGGGTTTGTTGCGGGTGATATGATTTTTATCCCCGCCGGTACTACTGTAAAATTACATTTAGATATTGAATCGGAAATATTTAATCCAACTAATAATATTGGAGCTACCAATGTTCTCGACTTGATTCAAAAAACTACTGTATCTAGTATGGGTGATACTACTAGTAAATATTACTTTTCCGAAACATCCAGCGCTAGTGCTACCAATATCGATAGAACATTAACAGCACCTCTATTAATCAAATTAGATAATTTATCTACTAACTCAGCACGTGTATATCCCGTTTCTAATATACCTAGAGATAGATTCAATGTGGATTCCAGTGGTAATATTATTTATTATCGTGACCCAGAAACAAATGAAATAACTACCACTATTTCTAATTATAGTGCTCAATATACTAGTTCTGATTTACCTATTCGACATTATATGCAATATAATTATAGACACGCTACTGGTATTGCCGATAGTACGAATAATATAAATCCAACAGTTTCATCTGCTCCTATTACGAATAGTACTACTGACCCAGACGATGGAACTCCTTATCAACACCCAGATATTTAAGGCTCTACTTAATATATGTATTGGACTAAGTCACTAATTTAGTACTATAAATAATATTTTCAATAATAAAAATATTATTATCATAATTATTTTATAGGTATATTACAGTTAGAAAATATTTAAAATGGCTTATTATATTACACCAAATAGTCGTAACACGAATGGTACTTATTCAGGTAATTGTTATGCGTTTGGAGCCAGTGGTGGATTTATTGTACAACAAGGTTTTAGTCAACTTGAATTACATAAGCCAGATGTATTGGATAAGTATGACGTTACTGATGCTATTCAAGTACAATTTAGTGCTCGTACTTTAAATAAAAAAATTGGTATATTAAAGGATTCTTCGAATATAAGAGTAGTCGAAGCTTGGTATAATCCAATCACTGAAATGCTCGGTCACGATAGTTTAAAAATATGTGCGTGTGAATTTTCAAATGGTATCAGTTACGATAGTATCCTTTCAGTAGGTAGATTAAAACAATTATATGCTGATTTTAAATATACTGTACATAGTTATTTCGGTGACCCTGGTGGTTTTGCATCTTTATTTGCAAACGCTAATGAATTTGAAATCAATGGTACGGGTGTCTTCGATGCGAGTGCTTACATACAAATTATTAATTCGTCTTCTTTCACGATGACCGGTAGTTTTGTATCTGATTTATCTGGTGATGTACATATTTATGATATTAATAAAACGCTCGAGTGGGCGATAGATAGTAATATTTTCAGAAATAGAGACCCTAGTAAACATAACTATGGTATCGTTGATGGTTTTGTGGCAGGTGATTTAGTATTTATCCCCGAAGGTTTTACTATTACATTATCGGTAGACATACAGGCAGAAACGTTATTACCCATTAATAACGTGGGGCCTACTTTCTTAAATACGATTCGTGATAAATTAAATTGGACAAGAGGTTATGTCAAGAGAACCACTACTTGGAGTACTACAAATATTACACAAACCACTACTGTTCCTATTTTATTAGTATTATCAGATACTACCCTAGAAAACTATACTAATTTTGGTAAATCATGGTCAATTACTTCTAATGTCGACCAAGATGGTACTCCGATAAGTAAACAAGATAATTGGTTAGCCGTTTCTATTTCTAGTAATGGTAAATATCAAAGTGCTATCACTGCCTCTGGTGATATCTATGTTTCTAATAATTATGGTACACTTAGAGTTCCGATTTATAATATCGGCGAATCTACGACAAATACAGTTGCTATTTCATTTACAGGTATGCATCAAACCGTAAGTAACGGACAAGAAATTTTGGTTTCGTCTGATTATGGTCAAACTTGGAGGAGTACTTTTAATGCAGGTTCATCCAGAATTTTTGTTTCCATTTCTTTAAATGGACAATATCAAACACTCGTGTCTAGTGGTGATAATGTGTATACATCAAATGATTATGGATATACTTGGAATCCTGCTGATACTGAAAGTGAAATCTATTACTCAGTTGAAGCTTTTCCTAGTGCTAGTATCGCTATCTCATATAATGGTTTATATCAAACCATTGCTACTGAAAATATCTATATTTCAAATGATTATGGACAAACCTGGAAAAATACTACTCTCGATGATTTTGAAGATAGAAATTGGTACTCTATTGCTATGTCGTCTGATGGATTATATCAAACTGCTTTAGAATCTGGTGGTGATATCTATATTTCTGGAGATTATGGTAATACTTGGACATATGTTTCTGACCCTATTGTCGTTAATAAAAATTGGGTATCGGTTTCCGTTGCTGCTACTGGTCAATATCAAACTGTTCTTGAACAAAATGGTAGTATTTATACTTCAATTGATTATGGATATAGTTGGAGCGTAATCGATGACCCGGCTCTTCAAAATAAACAATGGCAATTTGTTTCCGTTTCTTCTGATGCTTTATATCAATGTGCTGTCGAATATGGTGGCCATATTTATACTTCACAAGTATTGGTACAACAACCGGACCCAAATGCAGAACCTTGTGTTTGTGATTAAATAATGTTGTAAATATATTAGTGTAAAAATAATATATTTCAGTTTAGCTAATATAATATGTTTGAATATATTATATTATGCCTTATCGTACCAGAAAAGTTCGTGGTAAAAATTGTTATAAAGTTTATATCAAAGGTTCTCGAAAAACCCTTCGGGCAAAACGAAACAAAGGTGTTTTTTCTTCCTGTACTTCCAAAGAAAATGCTATCAAACAAATGAAACTTTTACGTGCTCTTAAATTTAATAAAAATTTTATACCAAATTCATCGCGTAAAAGAAGAACAGCAACAAACATTAGCAACAAACATTAGCGATTCTCTTAGCGATTCTCTTAACGATTCTCTTAATAACTCGTCTTACAACTACAAATATTATTCTTTATACTATTTGGTAAGCAATTACAAGCCGATTTTGCCGTTGTTGGTTGTTTTACATATTTACGTACGTATGTGGGAGTAAAATAAAAATTACCCATTGGTACTCTATTGGGTCTTGTGTTAGTATCCTTACATACAATAAACGATGGACAACTCGTTATTTTTTTTTCAATTCCAAATATTATATTATATCCGGATGGTACTAGTTGTGTCGTTAAAGTAGTGGTATTTTGGATAGTATTTTCTATCTTATATTGTTTAAAATCTATATAATCTTGATTCGTAAATATCGCATCAAGTTTATTCATTTTTAATATAGTTCCTATTCTTTTATGTTTTAATAAATCACTTTGTGACATACTCTATATACTTTCTATATATTTTTTCGTAAGGCTAAAAGATAATCCTCCCATTATTATTCCGATTATAGAACCTATCACAATTTGCTCTATTGTATGTCTTCTATATTTCCATCTCTGAAAGCACGTTAATAATGCTATAGATAACTCTAATATCAATGTATATATCGAATGCTTTACTAAATATATATATGTTAATGCAAAAAATACTAATTGTGCATGATCCGACGGCATTCCATATTTATGTTCGTTCTTATATTTTTCTTCTTCACCATCATATAGTGGTATTCCACCCGATGGTCTTACTTCTTTAAATGTGGTTTTTAAAAGTCCATTTAATATATAATTTATACCTGTAAATACTAAATAACCCGATAAATATTGGGGTCGCTTCAATAAACTTATAAATCCAATTGTAAAATTTATTTTAGGACCAAAATATGCTATTTTATCTATGATTTTTTCCATTATATATATTATCTTATTATTTGTTTGTTCCCATTGGTTTTTGTTGATATAATTGTTCACATATCAATGAAAATGACCAATTCGAACCATTCAAATTGACTACATCTCCTCTATCACTTACTAATTTCACCTTCATACGATGTAAATTAACCGGTCCAAAATATGTTCGCTCCTGATTCTGTAATGTACCACCATAATCCACATATACTGAACCGTTATCCACACCCGCCGTCTTCATCGGTATATATGCAAATACATCTTGTACAAATGGTCCTGAACCATAACTTTTTGCACTTACATCTCCAGCATTACTTATAATGGAACTCTGTCGTTTCGCATTAGCATTTTCGGTTATCGCACGTATTTGATTTTGTGTCAAATTATTATATGTAGTTTCATCAGGTGTTAAATTATATACTAATAAATTTGTTACTGGGTCACAAGATAATTTTGTACGATTCGCATAACTTGGTAATGATATATCGCTATTATTTGATGCTACTGTAATTAAACCATCATTCAAATGGTTTTGATTAAAATCATCTAAGCATATCAAAAAATAATTATATAAATTTACACTTACCGTAGTATCTCCAGATAATGTTATTACACTTCCTCTTGTTCCACGTAAGGATAAATTATATGATGTACTATCATGAAATCCTATTAACCAACCTATCGTTGTATCCCACGTAGTGTTTTTCACACTCTTTACACCAGTATAACATTTCATAAAACTAGTCTCGTCATAAAACACCAAATTATAGTCGGATGAATAATAATATTTATTTACATTTATTCGTAATTTGGTATATTCGTTATTATTTTTTGTTATTACACTTATATTTGAACCATATGTTAGTTCATTATTTGATAATGCTGTATTTATAGCCTTTATTAAATTATCTCTAGTATAATTAATTGGTGTAATACCATCTGCTTGGGTTGCCGGTATCTTGAACTTTATATCATTTTCTCCTTTCGATGATGTAACCCCATACTCATAAGGTTTAATATAAAATATATTATTTGAATTATCTGTAAACTGTATACTATTAATTAATACAGCATCTGTTGCTTCTAATTTGGTATAAGATTTCCCCATTGTTTTTATATTACTTAAATCTATACCACCCAATGCACAATTCGCTGAACATAAATATGTATTACCTATATGTAAATTATGATACCAGGACGATTTTGCATAATCGGTCGTTGCTATATCAAATGATGCATCATAAAATCCTATCTTATATTCGATTTGTGTCAATGTCTTTTTCATAACTATCGTAAATGTACAATCCAATAATTTTGTTATTTCATTCGGTGTTATTTTTATATTTGACCCTAAAAATATTTTCGTCCCATCACTATCAACATAGGTATTAAATAAATTATTTATACCACTCTCTATATCTTGATATTTATAAAATTTTCCATTTGGATTTGTTATATATAACCCATTTGTTAAAATATTAAATGTTCCCGCATTCTGATTACCGTATTTTTTTAAACTTGGATGTGCTATCAATAAATAACTACTATCTATGATATATTGTGTATTTTCTTGGAATGATGAATGAAATGTATAACCACTTCCGGATAAATCAAAATATTCATATGCATAACTACCTGTTAAATCCGCCAAATTTACTATCGTTATGTTATTCGTAGTCGATACAAATTCAGATATAAAACTGCTTCTATAGGTAGATAATCCGAATGTCATATCGTAATACGAATATGTTTTATTATGTGTCGAATCATAGTAATTATATAAGTTTGGTGTATTATTATCTGAAAAATCATACACATAATTATTTGATATATCTGTAAGGGTACTACCTACTAATGTAAATGCACTCGTAGCTTTAAACCAAATTTTAGTATTTGGTAAATTATATGAAAAATCCGATATATGTCTTGATAATTCATCTTGAGCATCAAAAAATGTATATGTGTTACTAGATGCATCTTGAAACGTATATGTACCCTCGGTTACACTTACATATGTATATACATTTCCATTTTGGTCACTTAATTTATTATTTGCGGTTAAATCCAATTTTCCGTGTAAATAATCACCCGATAAATCCAAAAGCGATGTCAATAACCCTCCTTTTATATCCAAATAGTACATATCCTGTGTAAAATTTCGATTCAAATCTACTTGAAACTTAAATTTTGAGTCGGTATCTATATACCCCTTTGTATTTGTTGTATTAAAATCTCCTAATGTGTTTTTTGGATTATTAATAATCGTATTTCCATTTTCTGTGATAACCGCCGCATTTATTGCACTAATATAATCTGCTAATGTATAACCCGCCGTAGAATTATTTATTATTATTTTATAATCATTTTGACTCACATCATAATTCGTTTTCGTACATTTTAGATATATATATGGATTATTTGTTATGATATATTTTCCACTTTGTTGGTCTATAATGGTCGTTTCTGATATTATATTATTCATTTCATTACTTGATGATTTAAAACGAAAACAAGATGTTGTTCCTATCCAAGTCTTATTATATGATAAAGATGTTGGTTCATTCGGAAAAAGAATGATTGTCTTGGAATTTTCTATATTATTTGTAGTAAAACGATTGAATTTTATTTTTAATTTATAAAAAGAATTACCATACCCATTTAATGATAGGTCGGTTACATCTACTCTTGTTATTTGTGATTCCGTTAAATAAGTATTCTGTGATAATTGATAATTTAAATCATTTACTAAATCATTTCTAGTAACAATGCCCGATATTGATAATGTTATATTAAATGATAAATCTTCCACTGATGTTTCGGATACATATTCACTTGGCCCAATGTATTTTATGATAGTAAAATAATTATTCATTTCATCTATATAATATAATCCATTGATTGCGTCATATGATGCTTCTGTATTATTCGTCGTTAATGGTAAATTCGGATATGAATATAAAACATTTGTATAATATTGATTATAATTATATCCCAAAAAAGCAGGTATCGTTTGGTAACGTGAATTATAAGTAGGGTCATTTACGGTTGCACTTGTTTTTGGATATGACCAACTTGGAAAATATAAATAATAACTACTCTCATCGTAATGTTTTTTTATATCTATCGATATCGATGATATTGCATTATTCGGATTATAATCTATTTGAGTTTTACCAAAACTTATATCTGTATGAGATGTCTTTAATTGTTGTATTTTTACATTTAATGCCGCTATTAAATTTCCTGCTGTATAATTTCCTGGTGGTATATCTATCTTAAAATCAAAATTTCCATCATTTATACCCGGTGCGTTTCCTTTTAAAAAGAAAAAATTACATCCATAATTCGTACTCACGGTATACCACGTATGTGGTACCTGTATCGAATATAATTTTATTGATACCACATCTTTCAATGGCTCTGATAAATTAAATGTGAATTCAGTGGATAATGTAGTCTTATCATCTCTATATTGACTATCTATACTTATGATTCTTTTTATGGTTTGATTCAATGTCGGATTTAATTTATCGGGTGTAACGGTTAATGTTTTTGTATATCCAATATCACTATTACTCGGTTTTACCTTAGATGCTGTTTTTTTACTACTTGTAGTAGGTACTGGTTCAGTAGTAGGAACATTCGTTGTATCTCCTTCAAAACCTTCTACTATTTTTTCTTCTGTAAATTCATTCGTATTATAATCTTCAAATCCTTCTACTTCTAATGGTTCTTCTTCCTCTTCTTCTACACCAAAGAATCGTTCATATATATCTTTAAAAAATTTAGCCAATTCATTTCCTGATGTATTTTGCATATTCCGATATCGCTCATATAAAAAAATTATCTTCGCTTCTAATTCTCTATCCGTCGGATTTATTAAATCTAATACATCAAATAATTCATTATCTGTATATTTACTTACTTCATATATTTGATTTTCTGTATTGTTCATCTTATATTACAATAATAAATTCATTTATATTTTTTCATCACTATTGTTTTTATTTTCTATTAAACGTTTTCGAAACATTTCACTTATAAAATTCACTAAATCTAATCTTTTACTACATCTATACAATATATCTGTTGGAAATGATTTTAATCCTTGACCACGCTTCATATGTTTATTACCTTTGAAACATATAATATCAAACGCTTTCATTATTGTTTCTTCTTCATCTGTCATTTCCTTCCTATCTATTCGATTTTTTCCCTTATATGCATATCGATTATAATTTCCATTACTATATACATGATATTTGTTTATATGACTTCGATTTCTTACCATGCCTATACCTAATATCTTATTTGTCGAATTATTCATCTCCAATATAAACATTATCGCATCTATCGGTATTTGTATTGTTATCGGTTCAGGAGAACAATACATACATCCTAGATGATTTATGCGGCTTCTATATGCCTGATTTTCTGACCACGTTTCATTACTAAATCTTGAGGTAATCAAATAATGACGTAAATCTTTTTTATACGTGCTTAATTGTGTTTGAAATAGCTTTTTTTCAGTTTGAATATTCATTTCTTTTTTTCTTTCCATAATTACATAATAAATTTAATCAATTTTATTATATAACATAATGTCCATCACAATCCATTTGTTCTAAACATTTATTACAACCTAATGCAAGTGAACTTAAAAATAAACAACTTACAGATACTATTGAGCAACATCCTTCACATCCATTTAAGGATAATGACCAACATCTTAAACAATAATGACACACACATCTTACATCTTTATTTATTTCACAACATACCTTTTTTGTTTCTCTTTCCATTACTTCAATGGTTGATGGTTCTACTACTTTTTCTGGTTTTTCTTCTTTGTGAGCTGGAGATTCGGATATCATATTATAATATATACTTATATAAAATTTTATACCGATTTATTATATAATGGATAATAATATCGATAATAATATTAAACTAACGAAAAATTTAATCCGCCCCGCGGCTTCACATTCTTCGTGGTTAATGCCCGATAAAGAGATAAATTCTAGCCCCGAAGGGGTGGATTTAAATCTTCAAGGGTATAAAATAGATATTGAGCTAAATGATATCAATAATGACATTGTGTTTGAAGATTTTCATAACATATCTCACGATAATATCAATCTCGAATTTTTAGAATCTATGAAACATAATCGTTTTATTCAAGATGAAGTTATTGATAATTTTAATTTATTCGATAATTCTTTTATTCAACATAACTATATTCATAGTAATAGCCCTCTCACAATGTCCGAAAATAATAGTGATGATGATGAAATTCGTATCATTAAAAATGATAGATTTAAAAACCAAATCGAAGACCATATTAAAAATGATTTAGATTCTTCATTACCTACCATTAGTAAAATAAATCTTTATAAAAAAAAGGAATACCAAGATGTGGTCAAATCACTCACTAAATATTATGAATATGATAATAAGTATTCTAATAAATTAGATATTTTAATTACCTATATGAAAGGCCAGAAAAATATTTATATTCAAGCCAATTCTATATCTATCAAAAAACATTATGCTGTTATGATTCCGATTATGATTTTATCCGCCTTTTTATCCATTTTTGCACCTCTTTTACAACCCTATTACTGGAGTGGTGGTTTTTTTTCAGGTATCAATATTATCATCACTTCATTATTAACCATTTCGAATTTTATGAATTATGATTTAAAAGCCGAAAAGTTTCATCAATTGGCGAGTCAATACGATAAACTCGAGTTATCTCTCGAAATGACCAGCGGTAAGCTCATTTTTATTGAAGATGAAACTGAAAAAAATAAATTGGTTTTAAATAAATTAAAAGAAGTAGAATTCAAATTAAATGAACTGAAAGAAGCTTATAATGTATTTATTCCTTCTATCATTAAAAATATGTTTCCTATTATTTGTAATATCAATATCTTTTCCCTGATTAAAAAAATGGAACTTCATAAACGAGATTTAATTCATAAATTCAAGGATGTCAAAAACGAAATTCGTTATATTTTACATAAATGGAAAAGAAATGAAACTACTAATATGGAACAACAAAAAGATAAAAATCGTCTTTTATTCTTATATGATATTAAAGAAAAAATTAAAATCGAATTAGGTCAGTGTAAAGATATTTATGATTTTATTGATAAGTTATTTACCAAAGAAATCAAAAACTCACAATACTTTAATCATTTTTTTATGTTCTGTTGGTATCATCAAAATAGTAATTCTATTAAAAAAGAAGATATGCATCCCATAATTATCAAATATTTTGATTTTATTTTTGAGGCATAATCGTCGGCACTATCTTCCAATACCACGGCATATCATATACTATTTTTATCGATTTGTTTCTTGATATTCTTTCTTGTATCATTTCCGTTATCGGATTTATTGTATTCAATTGTAATAATATTATCACCCTTTTATGTTTCATATCATTACGTAATGGTATTTCTATTATTCGTTGTATATATCCTATCTTTAGTTTTTGAAATACTTTAAATATATAATCTTTTTTTACAGTTTCTTCGATTCGGGGAATACATAATGATGTTATATTATTCATTTTTTATAACTTCCCTTTTTATAGTTCCTTTTATTCAATTTTTTGTACATTTCTAATATTGTATAAAATATAAAAAAAATCCAATATTGGTTTTATATTTTACGTGTACTACCCAGTATTTTTTTATAAAAATACTTGCTATCTCGGTTAATTTTATGTTAAGAGGGGGGTTATTATATTTTTCTATTTTTAATTATATAAAAAATGTTTATGACTATATTATCATTGGTTATCAACATCAGATAAACACTCGTAGATATTAGTATGTCATAAATCTCTTAATTTAGGTATGGGGCTGTTCCGAGATATTCTTATTATACCAAAGGCTTTAAGTGTTTTTACAATCTTTTATATATTATAGTTCGTTGGTTTTATAAATATATTAAATCATCTATTTGTAAAGATTGTATAATTTATTAAATGGATTTGAATGAATTGATCGAAGATACCGATGAAAACATTGATGAGGATTTAGATGATTCTTGGATTCACGCCACTGAGAAACTCGAAAAGATTGAACAAAATTATATTCGAGAACCTATGGAATTTATTGATACTTATTTTATTTATATCAATTCCAATTCGTATATCGAAAAAATTCTATCTGAAAAACATCCTTTAGTCTTATTGGCGGATGGTAAAAACAATGTTCTCAAAAAAGAATATATCTTACAACTTATCCAATCCAAAAAAGTAAAAACCAACCATTCCAAATATAAATTCATCGATATGATTACTTTTAATGTAGATTTAGAACCTGAACATATTCAAAGTTATTCGAAAAACGAGAACATTTCCGAAAATTCTAAAAAATTCTTTAATGTTCTCCCCATCATTGATGATGTTCTCATTACTCCTTCTATTTTTGTTTTTCACGGTATCAATTCTATCTTCTTCATTTTTCAAGAAAAAGAATTCGATGTCTCTCAGTTACAACCCAAATCGATTCTTAAATCGGTTTCCGGTTCTCAACATAAAACTACGAAAAAGGTCAAGATTATGATTGGCGGGGTCGATGTCAGTTATAATTCTATCAATAAGACAAGGCTTACTCGAAAACGTTTTACTCGAAAACACATCTAATTATATTCGACGAGATTTGGTAGATGAATTACGAACACTACCTATTCCACAAGACGCCAAACTACCTCGTTTATAAAAGACTCGTGAATTATCAGTAAATAGAGATTTCATATCTCTTATGTTAGTTTGGTTTGATGAAGTAGTGGTATTACTAGATAAGGAATCAGATGGTACTCTTTGTATTGTAGAAACATTACTATTTATTACACTAGTTCCCAATGTCCCATGAAAACTTGATGCTGTTAATAATAAAACATAATCATTTGTTAATGTTGGATAAGTAGTTGAAACTGTAAAATTGGTTTTATAAAGGGCAACACCTTTTAACCAAGTAAAATATGATAGATATCCACCAAATGCGGCATTGGTTGAAGGGGTCGTAGATTCATTCCCAATCGTTAAATCAGTTGTACCATTTAAATCATTAGCGTCTTCCATAGAAAAAATAGATACCCCATTCTTGAATACTTGTGTCACTCCGCTAGAACGACTAATCGCAAAATGAACCCATTTATTTTTGTAATCAGTTAAGATTGTTCTAATAAGATAACCAGCATTGTTCGTCCAATAATAAAATACTCCTCCTTCTATGGATACACCAATCGAAATTGACCTATCATTATAGTTACCTACTTGAAAAACTCTTGGATAGGGATTGGAGTCTGTTTGATATTGATACCATTCTATAGTAAAATCACCTGTACCAAAATCAAAATCATTTGTATTTGGAATTTTCAAATATGAAGTAGAATTACCTAAAAAAGATAAGCTTGACATTTATATATATTATATGTATTATATGTTCTTTAGAATTTTCTATATATATAATATATTATGGATAAAAAATCCAAAGCTGAATCAAAGAAACCACTACCATCACCATTAGTAGATTCACCACCAACAAAACCTAGAAAAACAAATAAAACTAAAAAAGAAAAGAAACCAAAAAAAAGAACTTTATCACTGAGAACAACACTAACAAAGAGTATAAACTCTTTCAACATATTCAGTAATAGGTAATTATATAATTACTATATTCGAACATATATAAACATTGGTTCATATATGTTATAACCCTCCCTCGATACTATCTTTTAAAATGTTGTTAGACCTCGAATCTTTCCCGGTTCTCGAGAACCCTGAAACTTATTATCATCATTATTATCGAGAACAAATCACTTTATTCTATTTGAATCTAACTCGTAAAAGTTCTCCCTCTGAAATACAAAAACTATCCACCACTTTAGCTGATTTATTATCTTCCATCAAATCTCGAATCAAAATAAATAAAAATGAATACTTACCTTATTTGATACTTTTATATAAAATGATTGGTGAAACCAGGGATTGTTTTCACGGTAAGGGAGAACACGACCTCACTTATATGATGATTTATACTTGGTATAAACCCTATCCGGTTTTCGCTATCTATGCTCTTCATAAATTATTTTTTTCATTTGGTTCTTGGCGTGATATGAAATATTTTTGTGATTATGTTCGTATTCATTCACCTATTGGTATCAATGATTCATTGATTACTACGGCGGTTGAACTTATGAACCGGACATTCAAACAAGACCACGATGTATATCATAATGTTCTCCATAAATATATAAATATTTCCAATTTTCGAGAACATTTATCAAATGTTTCCAAATGGATTCCTCGTGAAAATAAAAAATTCGATTGGTTAAATGAAAAATTAGTCATTCATTGGTTCTCGACATATCACCAAAATATGTTAACTTCTTTTAACGATTATGAAGGTTACTATCTCGCTCTCGATAAATCCAAAATGTTATATCGTAAGATGGTCGCTTTATTGAGTGAAAAAATCAATACTACTGAAACGAAACTATGTTCTCGAAATTGGGCATCTATCAAACCAAAAAATATTCCACAAATATGTATGAATCAGAATCAATACCGCTTTTTATCCTGTGGAGTGACCGATGAAAATTTCGAGAACAAAACTCATAAAGTTTTTTCGAATGAATTAATGCAATGTTCTCAACATATGAAAAAACATTTCGATGAATCTTTTTTTATTGGAGGTGAATACGATTCAAATCGAGAACATTCCACGTATATTCCTCATTTTGGACAATTCATTCATTTTGTGAAAACCGCTTATCGTATTTTATATTCTACTTCCTTATCTCCATCCATAAAACAACTACAAATTGAAGTCTTAAATAATCAATGGAGTAAAATGTCTCAAACCATTGGTCAAAAGACTCTTTATCATTATATCCCTTTCATCGATATGTCGTTTCATATGCAGTCACAGCCCGATTCTTTTTATAGTGCCATTGGTTTAGCTATTCTTATCGCTGAAAGAAGCTCCTGGGGGAAACGTATCATGGTAATCGACCAACGTCCTTCTTGGATTAATTTGGAGCTATGTACCAATTTTTATTCTATGATTTCTACCTTTGATGATTTAACAAAATCTTCACGTTATACTTCTTCCAATGTTCTCGAATCTTTTGATTATTTAATTAATTCTTTCATACAAACCAACACATCTTCTTATGATATACGTAATACTAATATTCTCATTCTTACCGGTAATAAATGGAAGAAAAACACGTTTGATTCCATAAACGATTTGTTCTCAAAAAACTCTTTACCTTGTTCTCGAATTATTCTTTGGAATATGTCACAGAGCTCTATCTGTACATTACCCTTAGAATTCAATCATCCTAATTTCTTTATTATGTCCGGTCTTTCCGCTGGATTAATTCGGCATTTATACCTTTTATCAAATCGTACTATCCATAATTCTTTTGAATTTATTCGTGAAATTTTAAATCGAGATTGTTATCAAGATTTGGATAAATATATATCGAATCTTTCGTAGAAATATATCTTATTATTTTATACAGACAACTTATACAAATATGGATAAAATGAATAAAGCCGATAAAATTCAATTATTAAGCCAAGGTTCATATGGATGTGTTTATCATCCCGGTTCCACTTGTCGAGGTAATATTGAATCGAATAAATATGTTCGTAAAATACAAGCGGATAATCCGAATAACAAAAAAGAAATTGAATTCGGCCAAAAAGTAAAAAAAAGTAAACATTATAAAGACCATTTTGCACCCATCGTCGACTCTTGCCCTGTTTCAATAGGTAATATAGATAATGATGAAATAAAAAAATGTGATATTATCAATAATACAAATACTAAATATGTTTCTAATAAAATTTCTTTTGTGGGTGATAAAACATTAGGTGATTACTTAATGGAAATCTATGAAGATTCTCCAAAATCTTTATTGAAAATGATTTTTCAAACTCATATAGATTTACTTGATAGTCTTCGTATGTTATCGGAAATAAATATTATTCATATGGATTTAAAAGATGATAATATTATGATGAATAAAAAAAACAAGCCGATTATTATTGATTTTGGAATATCTATAGATACTACGAAATTGGTATCGGAAGCTGAATTAAAAAAGGCTTTCTGGATATTTGATGATTATTTACCTTGGTGCTTTGATATTAACATTATTAATTCTATTACTCAATCCCATAATATCATATTAGATTCAACTTATGCTACCGAAAATGATATCAATCTTTCTTGTAAACAATTCATCGATAATAGTGAATTATTACATTTGAAATTTGGAGATAACCCTATTTTTAATGAAAAAGAATTGGAAGACTTCAAAACAAATCTAATCATTTTTATGAAACCTTTTATCAATCTATCATGGAGAACCATGATAGATGCATTATTGAAATTCTCTCATACTTGGGATGTTTATGCTTTATCCTATATCTATTTATCTATTATTAAAAATTCTATGGTATATAAAATAGATAATCCGTTTATTCATTCTTATATTGAATTATTGAAAAAAAATGTTTTATCTACTCCTGAGAAACGTATGGATGCGATGATGATGAAAACAGAATTATTAAAAATATCTCAAAATATCAATAAATCGGATATTCATAAAATTCACGATACCATTCATAAACAATCTACGGATAAAGGGTTCTTTGCATTGATTCGAGAAAATCACGCCAAACATACTTTACAACAAATTGAAAAAGAAAATAAATTTTATATCAAGTTATAATGATTCATTTGTTTATATTTTACCATACCAACTTGGCTTTTCACGCTTCTTCCAAGATGCTATCTTTTGTTTTTCTGGTGTTTGATAATACTTTCTATATGATTCTATCGGGTCTATCGTTTTACATTCTACCGGCATTGCTAATGCAAACGATGTTAATCCTTGTTGAGGAAACTTATCTGCAGTTGGTGCATATTTTCGTAAATATTTTGCTACGATATATGATTTATGCATCTTTTCTACTGGATGGTCATAACGATATTTCCATTCATTATGCATTGCTTCTACCAAATCCAATGTCCATAAATAATTTTCCAAGGAGGTTCGCATCCATATGGTAACCGGATGATTCTTATGTGCCATCTTATATAATTTTATTTCGTTTTGTATTTCGTTATCGGGGTCGATAATTTGTATCGTGGTACATAACATTTGTACTGCTTCCAATATTATTTTTGATACGTGTTTATCAAACATACATTCGGCACATTCTTGAAAATTCAAGGATAAGATAAATAAATTCATTTTTTAATGGGTTTTGATTTGGTTTTATTCTTCTATCATTCGTAATTATACGAATCAATTTTTTCATCCATAAAAAAACTTTTTTATTTATTAGAAAGCTTAGAATAAAAACTCCCCCATTGTTTTTAATACAATTAATTCATTCCTTTCTTCGATTGTTTCTTTTTCGATTTTTTCTTCTTTTATATCTTGGTATAACCATCCATTCTTTGCTACATATTGTAAATATGGTAATATATCTAATGTTAACTCCATTTCATTCCTTTCTTCATCCGTAAAATAATAGGACGTATTCGTTTTTTGATTCAAATATAATTGAATGATATAGATGATATTATTTTTTATCTTTCGTTCATTATCACTTTTTTCATATTTTTCAAATAGTTTCTGTCGGAAAGATTCATCTTTCATTGATTTGATAAATTGTTGATAATCACATGGCCCTATTGTTTTTATATTTACTTGCTTATCTATGTATTCCTGAAATGTTTCCTGTAAATATACCGATGCCTGTTTTAAATTTACTTGATTTTCCGGATAATATTCCAATAATTTCATATAATATTTCAGTATCATATGCTGTTTATGAAATATTTCATTCCATACTGTTTCATCATCTTTATATTTTATTAAGTTTTCAATATACCCTACAAGTTCTTCCGGATAGGAATATATCTTTCTACAATATTCGGAATAACAATGGGTTACCAAATATCTTTTGATAAAATACATATAGTCTTCGGTTATGTGTGGAAACATTTTTATAAGCGAATTGTCAATCATTACTTTCTTTCTTTTTATAAAGTAATGATTCAATTTTTTATAATCTAATATTATGAGGTTTGAATATATTCTCCATTTTGATAATAATTCCACGTCGGTCTATATCCTGCTTTCTCCGTTTTACTGAAAATTTCAACTCGATGAGTTGGATACTGTATGGAATGGTTGATGGCTTCTTCCTTGGATAAAAATACAATCATATCTTCCCATTCACACCCAGAAACAAATACATAAAGTAATTCCATTTATATACATAAGGTAATCTTTTTATATTATAATAACCGGTATTGGTAAAAATATTCGATATGAATTTATTTATTACATAATTGGAATAATCTATTTTTATAGGTTTTTTTAAATTTGATCACTAATTCTTCCTTCTTTATTTCTATTTGATTCTGTTTTAATAATTGAATTTCTTCCATAATAATCGTCTTATGGTCATCGGTATGACAATAATGATCATATGCTTTCGCTGGTTTAAAGTTCTCACTCAATATCGTTTTAATATGTTCATCCATACTTTGTAATATTTTACTGGAAAATCCGATATATTCTTTTCGTTCTTTTTCTTTTTTATTATCCGTCGATGGTTTCTTACGAAAATAATAGCGAGCACTTTTATACATCTTATCTTTTATATCCCCTTCAAAGCCTTTTTCCATTAATATTGATATCTCTTTATCTATCAAGGAATGTATATCGGCTCGATTTGACCATTCTTCCCAACCATCTTTAAACGCGTGTCTATCATCATATTGATGTATTTTGGCGAATTCATATAAGACTTCATTAAATTGATCCGAAAAGGTATATCGAAAGATTGGTTGTGTTATAATTTGTTTCATTTTTATTTATGGTAATATGTTTTATTTGTTTGTATTCTGGATATTTATAGTTAAAACATTAAAAAGTAATTCAATTTTTTTACTTATATGGCTCGATTCCATTTTGTCTTAATATATCCACTAAGTAGTTGATTTTAATAGGGTCGAACCCCACACCTGCCTCCGGCATTCCATAGATATATAAATAACAATTGAACACCGTGGCCAATTTGAATCTCTTGGTAATCGATATTTGTCCGGTTGCACTCGCCACCACTTTCTTATTGATACCCGATTCACAATCCGCTAATAATTTCTGTAATCCTGCTTTATCATACGCCAATGCGATATTTGTTCCATAAATAGCATACGAATTAATGGCTCCTTGTAATGCTTCTTGTGCTATTTTTAATAATACTTTCAATCGTTCATCCTTTGATTTATTTAATATATTTGTTACTTGTGTATATAAGGTTACATATTTATCATAATCATTTGGAATACTTTCATAATTCTTATTCGCCATATTTAAACCATAGAGTTGTTCTATCATTGTCAAAAAATTATAATTCGCATTATCAATCAAGGCAAGTTCTCCACTACCCGTACCAGTTCCAGCAGTAGCGGTTCCTATAACGGGATTATATAAAGGACGACTATAATTTGTCGTTACTGATCCATTGATAAAAAAATTTCTTGCTGTTATACTCATTTTTATTCGGGGTTATCTATAGTATGTATATGGATATTTTTTTCTATGTTTACTTCAGGAAAGAGAACATTGTTATCATTTTACGTTTTCCATTTAGATTTGTATCCATACTAATTCCTGATTTTTGTATGATTCTGGTTATCTCCGTATCTATCGTATATCCATTTTGTATTAGATATGATAAAATGGCGGGTATGTCTTCCGCTGTCATAAAACTATCCGGGGTTTTTACTCCATTCGAACCGACTGGATATCGCATCAATACATACATACAATTATATGGATTCGTTTGAAGTGGAGAACTTATTTGGAAAGGTGATAATTTCGGAGAACTTATGGTCGCCACCATTTGTGCTATTGGACCCGGTGGTATTCCACTGAATGTTATTATATTTTGATATGTTTCATAATAAGTATTCAAATATGGCTCTAAATACATTGTTATTGTTGTTGAAGATTTAAATGGACTTTCCATTTTGTTTCGTGGTATATTGTAATGGTAAAAATAAATTATCGAATAATTTATTTTTTTATGTATCAAATGTCAGAAATTTCTATCGATAATCATCGGCTTCTCTTTCTTCGCCTTGAATTCTTCGATTAAAGTATTATATATTTCTAAATATGTTTTATTATCATTATAGCTACGACAAGTATATAAGTCTAATGCTATATAGTTTCGTTCGGGAAATGTATGGATGGATATATGTGACTCCGATAATAAATATAAAATCGTTAAACCTTCTGGATGAAATTTATATTCTATTTTTTCTAATACAGAAAAATCGTTTTGATTACAAATTGTATCCAGTATGGTTTTGATTCCTTCTAAATCATGGAGTAAACTTTTGTTTTGTATCTCTTTGATATCACATATCATATGTTTTCCCGATATTTGGGTTTCCGTGAACATTATATAAATTTATAATATAATAAATATCGTTTATATACTTGATGACACTTTTAATGATATATTATTATATCCTGTCTGATAATATGATTCTGTTATAAATTGGATTGTATCTGGTTTATTTAAATTATCATCTACCAATACCAATTTGCTATCCACGATGGTTTCACCTGATTTCGGATTTCCTCTTAATCCATTTGCTCCTGATGTAAATATTTGTGTACCTAATCCTCTCCAACTTATTCCATCTGATGAAATGGCTAAGGTATTTCCTCCTTGACCTCCTGCGATAAAATTTGTTCCATCCCACGTTACTCCACTTCCAGCTGTCGTAAATATTGATGTTCCTATTCCGGTCCAACTTGTTCCGGTCGTCGAATAAGCTATTGTATTTCCTCCTTGACCTACTGCTACAAATCTTGTTCCATTCCACGCTACTCCATTTCCTTGTGTTGTAAATATACTTGTACTACTTGCTAATCCTGTCCAGCTTGTTCCAGTCGTTGAATATGCTATTCTATAGGTTGTTCCTGACCCTACAGCTACCAAATTTGTTCCATTCCAAGCTACTCCTTGTCCTGATGTAAATATACCTGTACTTCCTGTTACTCCTGTCCAGGTCGTTCCGGTCGTCGATGTTGCAATGGTATTTCCTCCTTGACCTAGTGCTACCCATAATGAACCATTCCATTCCACTCCATTTGCTGATGATGTAAATGTATTTGCTCCTGCTCCTATCCACGTGATTCCATCCGTTGAATATGCTATTGTATTTCCTCCACTTCCTACCGCTAACCAATTTGTTCCATTCCAATTTACTCCGTTCCCGGCCGTTGTAAATACATTTGTTCCTAATCCGGTCCAGCTCAACCCGTCATTCGAATACGCTATCGTATTTCCTCCTTGTCCTACTACGACCCATCTTTTTCCATTCCACGCTATACCTTGTCCTGCCGTGGTAAATATCGTTGAACCTAATCCTTTCCAACTTATTCCATCCTTCGAATAAGCTATCGTATTTGTTCCTGCTCCTACTCCTAGGATTAGCTGTTTTATATTCATATTGACATTCTTATAATTTCCATTCCAAGCTGGACAAATACCATATCCCGATGGTCCTAGAAATATACTGTTTCCTAATCCTATCCACGTTATTCCATCATATGAATACGAAATTGTACTTCCGACTGAGCCATTAGTAGACGTGGCTATCCACGTCGAACCATTCCATACGATACCGGTTACGTTAGCTGTACCTGATATATTTGTACCTGTCCATGTTATTCCATCATATGAATACTGTAATCCATAAGCTGATTGTCCTACTGCTACCCACATCGAACCATTCCAAGCTATTTTATTGATATATCCAGTAGAAGCAGCCGTTACTTTAGTCCACGTTATTCCATCATATGAATAGGCTAGTAAAGCTGTACCGTCTCCTCCTGCTACCCATATTGTTCCATTCCACGCTATTCCTCTCCCACCTGCTGTCGCAGTTGTAAATACTGCTGTTCCTAAACCTGTCCACGTTATTCCATCATATGAATAAGCTGTCGAATTTCCTCCTGTTCCTACCGCCACCCACATTGAACCATTCCATTCTACTCCATTTCCTGAAGTTGTAAATATACTTGCTCCTAATCCGGTCCACGTTAGCCCATCATATGAATATGCTATCGAATTTCCTCCTGTTCCTACCGCTACCCACATTGTTCCACCCCACGCTACTCCATATCCATTTCCTGTAAATATACTTGTTCCTAATCCTACCCAATTCTTACCATCATATGAATATCCTAATGTATTTCCTCCTCCTCCTGCTGCTAACCACATTGTTCCATTCCACTCCACCGATGCTGCTCTAGTGGTAAATACCGTTGCTCCTAATCCGGTCCACGTTTGTCCCTTATCATATGAATAAGCTAATGTATTTTCAGCTGATTGTCCTCCTACTATCATCATATCCGATTGTATCGTTATTGTGTTTTCTAATCGACAATTATCTGCTATACCTAATACTTCGACTGTAAATATTTTCGTTCCTAATCCGACCCAATTCTTACCATCATATGAATATGCTAATGTATTATCTGTACCTTGACCTCCAACTAACCACATTCTTCCTGACCACATAACACAATTTGGATTACCTGTAAAATATGTTTTTCCTACTACTGTCCAATTTATTCCATCAGTTGAATACTGTATATCCGAAGTCAACGCACTTTCATACCCCACGGATACCCATAATGAACCATTCCACGCTACATCATATATCGAATGTCCATTTGCAGCACTATTTAAAACCCACGTTATTCCATCATATGAATATAATCTTACTACGTTAAGTCCTGTATTATTTCTACCTACTACATACCACATTAATCCATTCCAAGCTATCCCATTTCCATTTCCTGCTGAATCAAACCCAGGTAATGCCGCTGCTCCTAATCCAGTCCAGTTTAATCCATCATATGAATAAGCTAATACATTATTTCCTGCTCCTCCGGCTATCCACTTCGAACCATTCCAAGCTAAAGAGTAACCTCCTGTTGTAAATATACTTGTACTACTTGGTATTCCTGTCCAGGTTAATCCATTATATGAATAGGCTAATGTATTTCCTCCAACACCTGCCGCCACCCACATTGTTCCATTCCAAGCTACTCCTTGTCCACCTGATGTCGCATTTGTAAATATCGTTGAACCTAATCCGGTCCAACTGATTCCATCACTCGAATAAGCTATCGAATTTCCTCCAACACCTACCGCCACCCACATTGTTCCATTCCACGCTACACCATTACCTGCGGTTGTAAATATTGTTGAACCTAATCCCATCCAGTTTAAACCATCATTCGAAATCGCTATCGAATTTCCTCCTTTTCCTACTGCTACCATCATCGAATCTTTTTTTTGCCCAAATGTTATCACGGTATCACCATTTAATGATACTCCATCTATATCTAGGGCTATATTACTATCATATACCGACCGATCTGTTTCATAATTGATGGATGTTATTTGTTTGGTATAATTTGTCGGATTTATTGGTATTGTTTTTGACCTATTACTCAGGAAAGTACCTAAATCTTTTGTTTCTCCATTTATCGGTGTACTATAATTCAAATTTGACATCTTTATATATTATTACAATAATAAAATGTTATAATATATTTATTCGCTGTTTTCTTATTCTATGATATTTTATTGAATGAAATTTTATATCGCTGTACCTATATTGATTCCTATATTATTATACCCGGTTTGATAATATGGTTCTGTTATAACTTGGATTGAATTGGTATCTTTCACACCATCATTTGTTATTGATAATGTATTACCCACTACGGTTACTTTTGGTACTATATGTCCTGCTACTCCATAACCGGTGCCTGTAACTCCTGGTGTTCCTAATCCCGTCCATGTTGTTCCGTTGGTTGATGTTGCTATCGTATTTCCACCTGAACCTAGTGCTACCCACGCTAAGCCATTCCACACCACTCCACTGCCTCCTGATGTAAATATATTTGTACTTCCGGCTACTCCCGTCCAACTTGTTCCTGTTGTTGAATAGGCTATCGTATTTCCTCCTGAACCTACTGCTATAAACTGTGTTCCGTTCCAAGATACTCCGTTTCCTTGACCTGTAAATATACTTGTACTTCCGGTTACTCCTGTCCAACTTGTTCCTGTTGTTGAATAGAGTATTCTATTTGTTCCACTTCCTACGGCTACCCAAGTTGTTCCATTTGATACTACTCCTTGTCCTGATGAAAATAGACTTGTACTTCCGGTTACTGCTGTCCAACTTGTTCCTGTTGTTGAATAGGCTATCGTATTTCCTCCTGAACCTACTACTACCCACTGAGAACCATTCCATGCTACTCCATTTCCACTTGCTAGTATAGCTGTAGTTGCTGATACGCCCGTCCACGTTACTCCATCACTCGAATAGGCAATTGAGTTTCCTCCATTTCCTCCTGCTACAAATCTTGTTCCGTTCCACGCTACTCCATAACCTGCGCTTGTAAATATAGTTTTACCTAATCCTATCCAATTTGAACCGGTTGTTGAATAGGCTATCGTATTCCCCCCTACTCCATTCCCTACTGCTACCCATATTTGTCCATTCCACGCTATTCCACTTGTTGTTATAAATATATTTGTACTTCCGGTTACTCCTGTCCACGTTGTTCCATTATCGCTCGAATAAGCTATCGAATTTCCTCCGTTTCCTACTGCTACATTTATTGTGGTAGATGTTATAGTCTTGTTTATACTGATATTCGCATTTGTATATTTTCTATTCGATGCTACTTCTAATCCTAGAGTGGTAATTATATTTACTCCTAATCCGGTCCACGTCTTTCCATCAGTTGAAACTGCTATGGTATTTCCGTTTGCTCCTACCATCACCCATCTTGTTCCATTCCACGTTACTCCATATCCTTGACCTGTTGTGTTTGTGGTAAATACAGTTGCTCCTAATCCCGTCCAACTTGTTCCGGTCGTCGAATAAGCTATGGTATTTCCTCCTTGACCTCCTGCTACCCATATCGAATCATTACACGCTGCTTTAAATCCCGCCGTTGTAAATACTGTTGTTCCTGAACCTGTCCAACTTGTTCCAGTTGTTGAATAGGCTAACGTATTTCCTCCTTGTCCTCCTGCTACCCACATAGACATTTTATCATTCCACTCTACTCCTAATCCATATGTTGTAAATATGGTCTTTCCTAAACCGGTCCAACTTGTTCCAGTGGTTGAATATGCTATTGTATCTGTTGTTCCATTTCCTACTGCTATAAACATTGAACTATTACTATCCACCCCATAAACTACACTCGATATTATACTTGTTCCTAAACCCGTCCACGTCAAACCATCATATGAATAGGCTAAGGTATTGGTTGTTCCTTGTCCTCCTGCTACCCATATGGAACCATTCCACGCTACTCTTCTACCTGCTGTTGTAAATATACTTGTACCGTTTCCTATCCAGTTTATTCCATTGTATGAATAGGCTAATGTATTTCCTCCTGAACCTGCTCCTACCCATATGGTTCCATTATACGCTACTCCCGCCATATTTGTTGTAAATACACTGGTTCCTAATCCATTCCACGTTATTCCATCATTCGAATAGGCTATCGTATTTCCACCTTGTCCTCCTGCTATCATTACTTTCGGTGGTATCATTATCGTACTACTTAAAATATTATTATCTGCTATTGTAACTGCGTTTGTTGTAAATGTTGTTGCACTATTTGCTATAGTTGTCCAATTTAATCCATTATATGAATAGGCTATTGTGGTTGTTGTAGCTCCCGCTGCTAACCATTTTGAACCATCCCATAATATACCATATGCACCAATTGTAGTAAATGGACTTGTTAATGATGTCCAATCTATTCCATTATATGAATACGCTAATGGTGTACCTCCTGCTGCTAACCACATTTTACCATTCCAACCTATACTAATTCCATTACTATATATTGCTCCACCCAACCCTGTCCAGGTCAAACCATCATAGGAATAGGCTGTTCCATTTGTTCCTTGTCCTACCGCTACCCACATTCTTCCATTCCACGCTACTCTTTTACCTTGTGTGGTAAATACAGTTGCTCCTAAACCGGTCCAGTTTATTCCATCATATGAATAAGCTAAGGTATTTCCTCCTCCTCCTACTGCTACCCACATCGAACCATTCCACGCTACTCCTTGTCCTCCATATGTTGTTCCGGTAAATATCGATGCACTTCCTAATACTCCTGACCAATTTATACCATCATAAGAATAGGCTAAGGTATTTCCTCCGATTCCTCCTGCTACCCACATCGAACCATTCCACGCAATTCCTTGTCCATATGTTGTAAATATGGTTGCTCCTAATCCCGTCCAACTTATTCCATCACTCGAATATGCTAAAGTATTTCCACCTTGACCTACTGCTACCCATATGGTTCCATTATATGCTACTCCATATCCTTGTGATGTAAATACAGTTGCACCTGAACCATACCAAGATAATCCGTCACTCGAATATGCTAAGGTATTTCCACCCGCTCCTACTGCTACGTATCGTGAATATTTCTTACTTCCAAAGGTTACCACGGTATTACCAGTTTGTGAGACTCCATCTATATCTAATGTTATATTACTATCATATATCGTACTACTTGGGTCATAATTTATCGTTGTTATTTGTTTGGTATAATTGGTCGGATTTATATTTATTGTCGTGCTATTATTTATTAAATTACCTAAATCTTTCGATTCACCATTTATAGTTGTACTATAATTGAGCGACGTCATTATATATATTATTATTAATATTATATATAATTTTTATTGAATAGTTCCTTTTACATTTATTCCTATATTATTATATCCTGTCTGGTAATATGAATCCGTTATAAATTGGATTGTATCTGGTGTATTTAAATTACCATCTACCAATACCAATTTACTATCCACTATGGGTGCTCCTACTTTCGGATTTCCTGTTAATCCTTTTGCTGTTGTTGTAAATATTTGTGTTCCTAATCCCGTCCAACTCACACCATCCGATGAAACGGCTAATGTATTTCCGCCTGTTCCACCTGCGATAAATTTTTGCCCATCCCACACTACATCTTGTCCGGATGTGGTAAATATGGTTGCTCCTAATCCGGTCCAATGTATTGTATCTGTTGAATACGCTATTGTATTTCCTCCACTTCCTACTGCTACATATGTATTTCCGTTCCATGCTACTCCATTTCCTTGTGTTGTAAATATATTTGCCATTTCTCTTCCATTCCACGCTACTTTGGTTCCTTGTGATGTAAATATGGTCTTTCCTACCCCTGTCCAAGTTGTTCCGGTTGTCGAATATGCTATGGTATTTGCTGTACCACTTCCAACTGCTACCCAATATGTTCCATTCCACGCTACTCCATATCCTCTTATTGAAAATACTGTGTTTCCTAATCCTGTCCAACTTGTTCCGGTTGTTGAATACACTATTGTATTTCCTGTACCACTTCCTACTGCTACATATGTATTTCCGTTCCATGCTACTCCATAGCCATCTGTAATTATAGTTCTTCCTAATCCCGTCCAACTTGTTCCGGTGGTTGAATAGGCAATTGCATTTCCTGCAGTTCCTACCGCTACCCACATCGTTCCACCCCACGCTATTCCACGTCCAAATGATGCAATTATTGTTGCTCCTAATCCCGTCCAACTTGTTCCGGTGGTTGAATAGGCTATCGTATTTACGGAACCTCCTACCGCTACCCAAATGGTTCCATTCCACGCTACATCAAGTCCTGTATCAAATATATTAGTACTTCCTGTTACTCCTGTCCAACTTGTTCCGGTAGTTGAATAGGCTATCGAATTTCCTCCACTTCCTACCGCCACCCACATTGACCCATTCCACGCTATTCCTTGACCTCCTGTTGTAAAAGTCGTTACTCCTAATCCTGTCCACGTAATTCCATCTGTTGAATAGGCAATTGAATTTACTCCACTTCCTACCGCCACCCACATTGTTCCATTCCACGCTAATCCCGTAGGTCCTACTGTAAATGCTTTTGTACCTAATCCTGTCCACGTTCTTCCATTATCACTCGAATAGGCAAATGTATTTCCTCCACTTCCTATTGCTAACATTGTTAAAGTTGATTGTGAGTTTGTTGGTGCTGCTTTTGACCACGTATTTCCATCTGCTGAATATGCTATCGTATTTCCTCCACTTCCTACCGCTACCCAATTTGTTCCATCCCATACTACTCCATTTCCCGATGTTGTAAATGTACGTGTACCTACTCCTGTCCAACTTGTTCCGGTGGTTGAATATGCTATCGTATTTCCTCCACTTCCTACTGCTAACCATTGGTTTCCATTCCATTTTAAATTGTTTCCGGATGATGTAAATATATTTGTACCTACTCCCGTCCACCTGATTCCGTCGGTCGAATATGCTATCGTATTTCCTCCACTTCCTACGGCCAACCAATTTGTTCCATTCCAATTTACTCCATTTCCGGCACTGGTAAATATACTTGCTCCTAATCCGGTCCACGTTATTCCGTCATTCGAATACGCTATCGTATTTCCGGTCTCTCCTACTACGACCCATCTTTTTCCATTCCACCATACTCCGTTTCCAGTTGAAAATATCGTTGAACCTAATCCTTTCCAACTTATTCCGTCCTTCGAATAGGCTATTGTATTTGTTCCACTTCCTACTCCTACCGTTAGCTGTTTTATATTGTTTGAATCTGTTCTGTATTTATAATTCGACGTTATGCAGCCACCCGTAGTATTAGCAGTAAATAAACCAAGTCCTAACACTGTCCAACTTGTTCCTGTTGTTGAATAGAGCGTCTTATTTGTTGTTCCTGTTGCCAGCCACATGAAACCATTCCATGCTACTCCAGTTGCTGTTGTTGTAAATAAACTAGTACTTCCGGGTACCCCTGTCCAACTTGTTCCTGTAGTTGAATAGGCTATTGTATATGATGCTCCATAACCTACCGCAACATGCATCGAACCATTATATGCGATTCCCTTTACTTGTGATGTAAATATACTTGTACTATTTGGTACCACTGCCCAACTTGTTCCTGTTGTTGAATACACCATTCCTCCAGAACCTCCCGCAATATACATCGAACCATTCCACAGCACTGCATATCCTGAACCAAATATATTAGTAGCTCCTGCTACCACTGCCCAACTTGTTCCTGTTGTAGAATATACTATTGAATTTCCTCCTTGACCTACCGCTACCCAGCTTGTTCCATTCGACGCTACTCCTAGTCCATTTGTTGTAAATAAACTAGTACTTCCGGGTACCCCTGTCCAACTTGTTCCTGTTGTTGAATAAGCTATTGTATATGATGCTCCATCTCCTACTGCTACCCACATCGAACCATTCCACGCTACTCCATATCCAGTTATTGTAAATATACTACTACTTCCGATTACTCCTGTCCAAGATAAACCATTATATGAATATGCAATCGAATGTCCTACATATCCTGGATTTCCTACCCCCACCCACATTTTTCCATTCCACACCGCTGCTGCTACAGGCATAATTTTTGTTCCTAATCCTTTCCAAGTTACTCCATTATCATAAGAAACCCCTAAATAATTTAGACCTGTACCTGAGGCTAACGTCATTGGCGGTTGTATCGTTATTCTATTCTCTAAACGATTATTATCCGCCAATCCATATACGTGGGTTGGAAATGCCGTTGTTCCTAATCCTACCCAGTTTATTCCATCTTGTGAATACATTAATGTATTTGTTCCTTGTCCTCCTGCTACCCACCGGGTTCCATTCCAATTAATACATAGTCCTGCAGTTGAAAATGGATTTATGTTTGTTGTGGTGAATCCACCATCATATGAATAAGCCAATGAATTTGATGTTCCGGCTCCTACATATACTATCATTTTACCATTTGTAGCTACTCCATATGTACCAGTACCACTACCAATCGCTGCAGTACCAGCTGTCCACGTTACTCCATCATATGAATACATCATATAAGTTGTTGCTGGTACTATCCACATTGAACCTGTCCATATTACTCCACGTCCATCTGCTTTTACACCAACTCCTACTCCTGTCCAGTTTATTCCATCATACGAATAGGCTGCCGAATTTGTTCCATTTCCAGCCGCAACCCACATCGAACCATTCCACGCTACTCCAATTCCACCATATGTCGCATCTGTAAATATGGTTGACCCTAACCCGGTCCAATTCAATCCATCATATGAATATGCTAATGAATTTCCTCCCAATCCTGTCGCCACCCACATCGAACCATTATATTCTACTCCATATCCTCGTGACGTAAATACACTGGTTCCTAATCCGGTCCAGGTTATCCCATCACTCGAATATCCTATTGTATTACCGGTTCCTTTTCCCGTTGCTACCCATATTGAACCACTCCACGCTACTCCAAGTCCCCACGATGAAAATATACTGGTTCCTAATCCTATAAAAGATAATCCGCCATCCGTCGAATATCCTATCGAATTTCCTCCACGTCCGACTGCTACCATCATCGATTTACTTTTTTGCCCAAATGTAACTACACTAGAAGCGGTATTCGATGCTCCATCTATATAAGTCGATATATTACTATCATATACCGACCGGTTACTATCATATTCGATGGATGTTATTTGTTTGGTAGTATTTGTTGGATTTATATTTATACTTGCTGTATTATTATTAATGAGACTCAAATTACCTAAATCTTGGGTTTGTCCATTTATCGTTGTTGAATAATTAAGCGTCGTCATTTATATATTATCAGAATAATAAAATGCATCATACTTTTGTAACTCTTCCATAAAATAAAAACTATTTTATATAAATTATAAAAAATTAAATAAACATTTCTACTCTTTATATTTATAATGCGTACTTCTTTTTTTAGTATTATGGTTCTTTCTATCTTTTCTACTCATAAAGCTCTTCTCATTCGTAGTTTCACTTCTTCCCATTTCACTACTTCCCGTTTCACTCCAGTAAGTCGAACCTTCACCTCTACCAAATTAAATGCCCGTCCTAAAAAATCCAACCGCGACTCTATTAAATATATGTCCCCTCTCTATAAACCTCGTACCGATAACCAGCTACAATACGTCCAATACTTAAACGATAAATCCATTCCCATCGTCTTGGGTATCGGACCAGCCGGTTCAGGGAAAACTCTATTTGCCTGTAACCAAGCCGTATCCGCTCTTAAATCCGGTGCGGTTTCCAAAATTATAGTTACCCGTCCCGTCGTCTCCGTCGAAGAAGATATCGGATTCTTACCTGGTAGTCTCATCAATAAAATGGACCCTTGGACTCGCCCCATCTTCGATATCCTCTTGGAATTCTATCAACAAAAAGATATTGATGGTATGTTACACGGTGGGGTTCTCGAAATCTCTCCGCTCGGTTATATGCGGGGTCGTACTTTCAAAAATGCCTTTATTATTGCCGATGAAATGCAAAACTCTTCTCCGAATCAAATGCTTATGTTGACCACTCGTATCGGGGATGGTTCGAAAATGGTCATCACTGGTGATTTAAAACAAAGTGACCGGGGTACTGAGAATGGTTTGGCCGATTTGATGCAAAAAATAAAAAAATATAATGAATTTTGTTCTAGTTCGAATTCGGCTCTTCCGGCGATTCGAATGGTCGAAATGAAGGGGGCGGATATTCAACGTAGCCCTATCGTTTCTACCTTATTGGATATCTATTCAACGAAACCTTTTGTTTATAATACCACTTCGCTTAATAATACTACTTCGCTTAATAATACCACTTCGCTTAATCCACTTATCGAAACTGAAACTTCGAATAGACAATCGTCATTATCCAATCATAGTATTAGTCATTCGGATGCCGCATTGATTCCTATTTCTCATTACCAAATGTATTCGAAATATTTACTTGAGTAATTGATTTGTAAAAATTGATTTTTTACACCGATTAGTGTTCAAAGGTTTATAATAAGTTCTCCTTTTATTATAAAACAATATGAATTTATTAATAATTTTTCCTTCTTTCTTTCTTCTTTATGGTGTTCAAGGGCTTCCTCATTTTCAACTTCCTAATATAAATAATGTAAAAAATATTGTTCATTCGAATGCGGTATTCACGACCTTTACCAATAGTATGAATTCCGAAATTATGAACGAGAACTTGATTATTAATCAAATGAATCATTTTGAATATTATCACCAATTGAATATTGTTTATTTAGTATTGTTTGTAACTTCTTTATATGTTAGCTATAATTATAATCAAAAAATCGAGAATAAATGGGAAAATTTGGAAATGTTCTCGAAAACACAAAAAAATACCCGAATTATTTTACTTATCTTTATGATTGTTTTTACCAAAAATATTGATAACGCCATTTGATTTTATATACACCGATGAAGATTTAAAATGGGACAACCCTCTATAGGAGGGTTGCCTTTTAATTCATTTATCGGTAACGTTGCCATTAAATCTCTATTGAGACGCCCTCCGGGCGTCCCATTATAAAT